TTGCAAACGAAGGTAAGCCGATAGATATTTCAGATGATGATTTGCCATTTTGAGCATCTAATTTTATGACGGGGAGCGATGAAAATGAATAGAAAGGAATTAAGGGAAAAACAATGGGAAGTTATTACTGATATTGAAAAAAGCAAGACTTTTGCAGATAGAAAAAAACTAATTGAAAAACTAGAAACACTGGAAGCAAGAGGAGATAAAGTGAAAGGTATAGCTACGCCAACACAGTTGCTTTCGATATTTACAGTCACTGAATACAGACAATTAAGTAAAAAACTTACTGATGCTCAGATAGCGGAAAGTCTGGGCATTAGTAGAGGTTCGCTAATGGAATTCAAAAGAAAGAACGGGCTATCTAAGCGTCAAAAGGTGGCAACATGACAATTAAAGAGAGGAAACAACTAATAGACGCAATCGCTAATTATACAAGTCATACGGTCGAAGATTTAAACAATTTATCGGACAAGGAGTTAGAAGTTATTTATGAAACAAGAGTTATCGAAGACTACCACAACTAGCAACAAAATTATAATCCCTCTTCCGTTAACTGATTTAAACACTTATATAAACAAAGAGAGAGGGCACAGACAAGCCGCTGCTAAAGTGAAAAAACAAATGACCTATATATGCGCTTGTTATGTTAAAAGAGCTATGAGCCACGGTGTGTCCTTCTCTACGCCGTGTCGGATTAAATTTACTTGGATTATTCCTAACAAGAAAAAAGATCCAGACAATGTCGCATTCGCTAAAAAGTTTATTTTCGATGGCATGATGGAAGCGGGATTTATAGAAAATGACAACTTAAACTATATCGAGGGCTTTTCTGATTACTTCATAGTCGATAAAGACGAAGAAAGCCGTGTGATTGTGGAGGTGGAATATGATTAACAAAATCGGAATAACCGTTATAAGTATTGCTTTTTGGGCTTTCTGGATTCTAGTTTCTGTATTTATGTTAGGCGCGCTAATAAAAGGCGTGTTATGGATTTGGGGAAATATATTTTAATTAACTAAAACACTGGGGGCGACTTTATGAAAAAAGAAGACGGTGTTTATATAATTTCAAAAGGAGAAGAAACGTATATCAAACCACCAAAAAACGGCTTTGGACAAACTACCATCGGATGGAGCCACGGCAAGCCTACCACTGCCGAGAACAAGGAAACGATAAAACTAAATAACAAATAGTCTGGTCGAAAAAATCGAAGGACGTCATGAACAGTTAAATCTGTTATGGCGTCCTTTTTTTATTAATCATTGGGGAGAGTGACGAGAATGCAAGAATTAATTAATGAGTACAGAGGAGCTTTACAAGATATGCAAGAAGTAAAAGCTAATCTGCAAACCAAAATTGATGCTGAAAAACGACCTCCGTTAGAAGTGGGACAAAAAAGATTTTTTCAAGAAATGCCGGGAAGAAATACGATGTCGAAATTAAATAGTATTATAGACAGTTTGCAGTTCTCAATAGACTGGATGGAATTAGGACATGAACCAGCGCCACGGAGAGCAATCCACCGACGTTCTGGCTTACAAAGAGAGGTAAATGTTACTGATGTAGAAACGATGCGTCAGTGGTTCGTATATGAGCACGGTAACGCGTATGAGTTTGAAGATAATGAACCGAAGATTTCAGAATGGGACAAAATTCGGATGGAAGATGCTATGTCTACAATGTCAGCGCAAGAGAAAAAAGTATTTTTATTAAAACATGAAAAAAATTTATCTTTATCTCAAATTAGCGACGAATTAGAGATAAGCATTCGTTCTGTAAGATCATACTTGCACCGAGGAGAAGAAAAAATACAACAACAAATCGACCGAAGTTTGTTCTGCATGGCAATTTAGTAATTTTTGCCGCACACCTGCCACCTATATATGAGAAGTGAAGATGATTACAAAAATAAATCATATATTGAGTCTGCGCTCCACTTCTCATTTATAAAAAATACTCGTGGCGGAACAGGTAGACGAAGCACAGGATAGAACTAATGTGGCTAAGAAACGTATGTCTTAGCTTAAAACTCCTGTAAAACAAATTAATTAGTTCATGCAAGGTGCAAATCCTTGCCGAGTATATTATAAAAAACGAAGAAGGAGTTAATTACATGAGAGACATTATAAAAGCGGGGATAACTGAGGTAAAAGGAAAAGAGCCGGAATTCAAAATAAATATTGCTGGTTCAGAACAAGAACAAAGTTTTGCATTAGCCCAGATTCATTACATGAAAATAGAGCGGTTAGCTATGCTAAATGGTAAGACTTTTGAACAAGCTAAGAGTGATTATTTAGAAGCTCTAAGCATCATTGTAGGAGCAATTAAAGATAATAATTAATTAGCAAAACAAACACAGAATGTGAGGTGGTGGAAGTGAGTGGCTAGAGCAAGAAATCCAAATAGAGACATAGCAAAGAAAATGTGGCTTGATTCAGATAAGACAATGCCACTTGTGGAAATTGCCAGTAAGTTAAATTGTAAACCATCACAGATTAGGAAATGGAAATCGGAAGATAACTGGAGTGATAACGCCAATAGTAACGTTACGAATCAAAAGGAGCGTTACTATTCAATGAAAGGGAACGGGAATGCTAAGAACAATAAAGGCGGCGCCGCTCCTAAAGGTAATCAAAACGCACGTACACATGGATTGTACTCTAAATATCTTCCGGATGACACAATAGAAATTATTAGTATGATGGATCAACAAGAACCAACTGATTTAATTTGGGGACAGATACAAATTCAATACGCCGCTATTATCCGAGCACAGAAAATTATGTGGGTAGAAAACACTGAGGATGAAACGAGAGTTCAAACACAAGTTGGATTCGGGGAAAGTGGTTCTGATAAATATGAGTATCAATTCGCTTGGGACAAACAGGCGAATTTTTTAAATGCGCAAAGTCGTGCGATGTCTACATTGAGTGGGTTGATTAAGCAATTTATCGCCATTGCTGATGAGCAAGATGAACGTAAGGCTAAGCTTAATCAAATTATTGCATCAACAGATAATATACAGGCCCGCACAGCTCTTATTAAAGGCGCTGAAAAAGATACTACATTGCTTAATAAACTATTAGATGTTGCCAAAGGAGGAAACGGAGACCTTGAGTAAAATTGATGAGCTAGTATTTACGCCCAAACAACAGGAAACTATTACATTCCCTTTTCGGGGTGTGACGCTTGAAGTCAACGAAGGAACTCCGCGATCCGGTAAAACTACTGCCGATATCTTTAAAATGGCTTATATCTATTCTATTTCCGAAGATCAAAATCACTTAGTTGCTGCATTTAACCAAGAACAAGCCTTTCGCTTATTCATGGATGGCGATGGATTTGGATTGATGCACATATTCGGTAATCTTGCAGAAATGAAACACGACGAGCATGGGGATCATTTGCTTATACATTCTCCAAACGGTCCAAAGAAAATCTATTATAAAGGTGGCGGGAAAGTAAATAGCGTGGGTGCTATTACTGGTATGTCATTGGGTACTGTTACGTTTTTAGAAATCAATTTGCTTCACAAAGATTTTATTGAAGAATGTTTTCGACGGACCTTTGCAGCGAAAAATAGATTTCATTTAGCTGAATTGAACCCACCTGCACCGAATCATCCAGTGTTAGAAATCTTTTCTAACTATGAAAAGTCAGGTCGCTACAAATGGCGGCATTGGACTGCGAAGGATAATCCAGCTCTTTCAGAAGAACGGAAACAAGAAATATATAACGAAGTCAAACACTCCTCTTACCTTTTGCAACGTGACTGGTATGGTAAACGAGTTTTGCCAAAAGGTATTATTTACGAAACATTTGATATGCAGAAAAACCAAATACCCAAATTAGAAGGTCGTCCAATTGAGATGGTCTTTTTTGGTGATGGAGGACAACAAGATGCTACTGTTTGTGAGTGCTATGTAATTACAGAGCATGCGGCTGACGGACATTATAAATATAAATTTAATCAAGTTGCATCCTATTATCACAGTGGTAGGGATACAGGAGAAGTAAAAGCTGGTTCAACCTATGCCGTTGAGATAAAACAATTCATTCAATGGTGTATGAAAGAGTATGAAGTACCAGTAAATGAGCCTGTTTTTATTGACCCAGCGTGTAGGTGGCTACGTGAAGAACTGGAAAAGGTTGGTGTTGATACAGCAGGAGCAGACAACAATGCTCATGATGTGATAGGTAAAGCGCAAGGTATAGAGGTTGGAATTGAGCGGATGCAGTCGCTATTAAGCGAAAGGCGTTATTTGCTTGTTGAACAACCTAACGATCAATATGACCATTACAGTTGGCTACAAGAAATTGGTATGTATGTACGCGACGAAAACAGCGGGAAACCAGTTGACAAGAATAATCACGCGATGGATACAAGTAGATACGCTACAAACTACTTTTATAGGAATTATGAAGATATATAGAAAGGAGTGATTAAATGGGTGTTTGGAGTGTAATGACACGCTTTATTAAAGGTTGGCTAAATGGAAAACCTAATGGCAGCGAACCGGAGTTAATACCAAAATATCTGCCGCTCGTTCCAGATAATCAAAAAGAATGGAGCAAAGACTCCTATTTAACTTCGTTGTGGGCTCAAGGATATGTGCCAACAGTACACGATAAGTTAATGAACTCTGGAACAGGCAATGAGATTGTTGTTGTTGCGGCTGAGTATATATCTGGAAAGCCTTTAAGTATTGATGTAACAGGGGTTAATGGCAGTAAGGATGAAAACTTAACAAAGCAACTGAAAGAAGCATTACGGATTGATAATTTTGATAGTAAGAGCGTGAAAATTGTTGAATTAGCAGGAGGTAGCGGAGTATCCGCTGTAAAGATTAACATTTTAAATGGGCGACCATCTATTAGCGTTCATAGCTCTAGCCAATTTTGGATAGATTTTAAAAACAATGAGCCATTTCGTTTTAATTTCTTTGAGGAAATACCCACAAGTAATAAAGCAGATATTTATTATTTAGTTGAAAGCAGAGAAATAAAACAATGGGACAAGGAAGGGAAAAAATTATCTGGAGGTTTTGTAACATATTCTGTTATTAAAATCGATGGCGATAAAACTACTCCTATTAGTGCGGAGAGACTACCAGAACAGATTACAAGCTATCTGCACACAAATGATATTCAATTGAATCATTCTGTATCAATTGGTTTAAAGAGTATGGGCGCGTATTTAATAAATAATAGCCCAAGCAATACTAGATACCCACATCTTAATCTTGGGGAATCTGACTTATCGCAATGTACCAATTATTTATTTGCCGTAGATTACTTTTTCACTGTTTATATGCGCGAAGGAGAGAAAACAAAAACAAAAATAGCGGCTAGCGAACGAATGTTTAGGAAAAAAGTTAATAAGAGCACAGATAAAGAAGAATGGTCCATGAATGTAGATGAAGACTACTTTATGCAGTTCAAAGGAACGTTAGATGCTGGAGCGAAGTTAAATGACATGATTCAATTCATGCAAGGAGACTTCCGAGACGGTAGTTATCGCGAAACGATGGAATATTTTGCTCAGAAAGCTGTTTCGAAATCTGGTTATAATCCCGCTACTTTTAATCTAGGTAATAGAGAAGTTAAGGCGACCGAAATTTGGAGTTTACAAGACGCGACAGTGCGTAAAATTGAGAAGAAAAAACGCCTTATTCAAAATGTTTACGAACAGATGCTTTGGGACTTCCTATATTTGCTAACTGGCGGAACAAACAATAAAGAAAAAGCAATAATGCGTGATGAAATCAGGGTAATAATTGAGTTTCCAGATCCAATGTCTGTTAATCTGAATGAATTATCTAGCACATTAAATAATATGAACAGTGCATTAGCGATGAGTGTAGAAGAAAAGGTGAAACTAATTCACCCTAAGTGGGAAGATGAAGAAATTCAAGCGGAAGTAAAACGCATCTATTTAGAAAACGCAATCGGAGAGGTTCCTGACCCGGAAGCAATTGGGGGAATGGAAACGAAAGGCGGGTGATTAGATGAGCCATCATGCACCGGTTGATTTCGAAAAAGAAGCATCTATCTTACGAAACCACTTTAATAATGCCGAAATAGACTTACTTTTGCTGATAAAGAAGCATGTTATGTATGGCGCTAAGAATCCAACAAAATGGAAATTCATTCAGCAGTCGCGTTTGATAAATTTTAAAAGAGAATTGAAAGCACATATAAGTCTTTTCAAAGACGAAACGAGAAATAAAATAGATAAACTAACGTATCGTGTTTATCTTGATTGCGTGAATGAATACGAGGACGAAATGGAAGCCAGATATCAAACTAAGAAAGAGGTTGATATACAAAATGACGATTATTTATCTGAAAGTGATGCACTTATCCAAATTTCGGAAGATATGGCTAATTATTGGCAAAAAATCGCGCCCTCCAAGTACAAACAAGTGGTTAAGAAAACAAAAGATAGCAATGGAGTTTTAAAATATGCTATCGCAACATCACTTATTAATGTTTTAGGTGATGGGATAAGAAATGTTATAGATCAGTCTGGAAGAAAGTACCGACCAGGAGCTTACATGGAAATGGCTTCAAGAGGTGCTTTTTTTAATGTTGGTTTAAATGCCATGAAACGCGTTCTTGGAAGATATGAGCACGAATTAGTTCAAGTGTCAGCTCACGTAAGAAGTTGTCCGCGTTGTGCTCCTTGGCAAGGAGAAGTGCTATCAGTTAACTACGAAAGCAATGAATATAAAACATTACAAGAAGCGGAAAACGATGGCTTGTTTCATCCAAATTGCCACCATTTTTTATATTCGTATTTCGAAGGTGACGAAACAGACGAGCCTATCCCATATGATGAAGAAGAATATGAGGCTCAAAGTAAGCAACGGTACTATGAGCGCGGAATTCGCGATTGGAAAACAAAAGATATACTTGCAGAAGGTCCTTCTAAACAATATACAGCTGGGAAAGTAAGGCAATGGGAAGAAGCTTTGCAAGACCATTTGAATAACAATCGATTCTTAGAGAGAGAATTGGATAGAGAAATTATAAAAGCGTCTAAATGAACGCTTTTTTTGTTTGGCTTGATATAAAAATCTTGCCTACCTGCCGGCAACTAATAGACAGGGATGGCTCACTCAGAGCTTAAAAAGGAGGAAATATGAAGAATTATTTACAGCGTAAGTTTGACATTCAACATTTTGCTGAAGGTGGGGACGATAAGAATTTTACCCAAGCAGAACTGGATGAAATTGTAAAGAATCGCTTAGCGGCTGAAAAAAAGAAATTTAATGGAGAGATTGAAACCATCAAAAGCGCGCATGAGGAAGAAATCACGAAGTTAAACGACCAAATTAATCAGCTTAACGATCAAGTGGGCGAACATGATTCATCTGAAAAGGCATTGAAAAAACTTCAAAAAGAGAAAGACGAGGCACTATCAAAGCTGGATGAATATGTTCAGAAAGAACAAACGGCAGAGTGGCACAGTAAGTTAAAAGAAAGCGGCGTAAAAGAAGAACGCTATGAAGCATTTACGAAGCTTTTTGGGGATGAAGAGCGAAATGACGACAACTTAGCGAAATTCGCAGAGCAATATCCTGAATGGATTGCAAAATCTGATGAAGGTGACACGCCTCCACCAATCGGGGCAGGACTAGGCAATGCAAGTGAGCCGAGTGCCACAGACCCATTCATTCAAGCATTAAATTCATAATTAGAAAAGGAGAGATAGCAAAATGGCTATTAACTATGTAGACAAGTACGGTAAGGAGCTAGACCAAAAATTAGTGTTTGGGACTTACACAAATGAATTAGAAACATCAAATCTTTTATGGTTAGATGCAAAAACGTTTAAGATTCAAACAATCACAACGACTGGATTAAAACCGCATACGAGAAATAAAGGATATAACGAAGGCTCAGCATCAAATGAGAACACAGCGTACACAATTACTTTTGATCGTGATGTAGAATTCTTCGTGGATGTTATGGATGTGGACGAAACCGGACAAGCTTTAACAGCGGCTAATGTTACGAAAGAGTTTAATTCGCGCCACTCTGCACCAGAGGTTGACGCATACAGATTTTCAAAGTTAGCTACAGAAGCTAAAAAGAATGGTTATTCTACTGCGGAAACCATTACAGAAGAAAATGTATTTCGCACACTTAAAGCAGCTATTCGAAAAGTCAAAAAATATGGCACGCAAAATCTTGTGATGTATGTATCAGTAGATGTTATGGCTGCATTAGAACTAAGTAAGGATTTTACTAGAACAATTTCTAATCAAAACATTGGACCTTCTAGTCTAGAAACTCGCGTTACAGGAATTGATGGAGTTAAACTTGTTGAAATTGAAGCAGAAGACCGCTTCTATGATACTTTTGATTTTACAGATGGTTATAAACCAGCCGCTAGTGCTAAGAAACTTAATTATTTACTAATCAATAAAGGTTCTGTTATTGGCGGTACTAAACATGCTTCTATTTATCTTCATGCACCAGGTTCAGTTGGACAAGGTGACGGATGGTTATATCAATATCGTGTATACCATGATATTTTTGTAAAAGAACAACAAAAAGACGGGGTTATCGCCTCTACAGTGGCTTAAGGAGGAGTTGTTTATGCAATTAAGAAAAGATAATGCGGTATACAATACGGACAATGAAGTGTTGATTAAGCAGTTAGAAAATGATGGTTTTGAAGAGTTCGAGTATAAAGAACCAGAAAAAGAACCATCCAAGAGTAAAAAGGAGCCCAAAAATAAAGAGGGTGAGTAAATGAAAACGTATATTACAGCAAGTGAGTTAGCTAGTCTAACAAACTTAAGTATCGAACCAACAGAAGCGGATAATTTAATAAAAGCCGCTTCTGTAGCAATTGACAAGCAAATTATGCCTAATATCGTAGACCTTGACAATGTAGATGATGATATTAAGCAAGCTGTTGCATGGCAGTGTGAACATATCAAGAAATATGGTGAATTTGTTGGCATTGGCAACTTCACATTAGGCAAATTAACTATGGGTGGTCAATCTCAAAATTCAAACAACTTTATACCTGATGTTCCAGACAAAGTGATGGATTTGCTTTTATCTAGTGGCTGGCTTTATGCGGGAGTAGGTGGCTGTTAATGAGCTTTCAATTACCACCTATTCCAGACGCCGTCCTGAATACAGAAGTTACAATAACCGGAAATAGCGGGCGTGATGACTTTGGAAATCCTTTACCAAATGCAATTAATAAATCAATGTTTCGATATGAGTTTGAAAAACTCGTAAATAAAACAGAAGACGGATTAAACATAAGATATGTTGTTAACTTATTTTGTAACAAATTAGATTTTGTTGTAAACGAAGGAGAAAATGTATCTTTTGCTATTCCTAACTATTGCTTAATTAAAGGTGAAGTCCAGAGCGTATCTTTCCCACCGAATCCGGATGGCAGTATACATCATTTTGAAATTGTTGTAGGAGAGGTGACAGAGCATGAGCTTTAGTAGTTTTAAAGATACAGTCATAGATGATATTCATAATAAAGCTTTGTCAACGGCTGCAAAGGCTGGGGGAGAATTGGTTGAATTAGCACAGCCTGTTACTCCGATTTTGTATGGAGACTTGCGACGAAGTTCGGATTTTAAAATTATCATCCAAAAAAATTCAATTGTAGCTAGAGTGTTTAGTTTAACTCCTTATGCCCGCAGACAATATTATGAAAATCGTCGGAATCCACGTTGGTACGAAATGGCTGTAAGTTATGGGATTCAGAGTATTAATCAAATTGTAGAAGGTGGGATGCGCTTATGATTGAGGATTTAGTAGTGCATTTCAAAAAAACATTTCCAGCTATAAAAACACTTGGATTCATTAAACAAACGGGGCTTGACTCAATGGTAGTAATTAATGAAGCGCCGACATTTCAAAACAAGCAAGTACAAACGCAAAGTCGTGTTCGTGAGAGCATCGGCTTTTTAATTTATGACAAGAACACAATTCAATGCAAACGAACATACGATTTATTACGTAACTACTTTCTTTTAACAAACCCTTCTGAGCTGAATATCCAAAATCAGAAGGTAGTAGCAACAGATGTAGCAAGCGGCGGACAAGTCGATTATGACGATGATGGTCGTTTGATTTATCAACTAACAATATTATTTGAAAAGGAGATGTAGGCAAATGCCAACATATGCAGTAAAAGAAATTGAAATCTTCGTGAGAGATGCAAATTTAGCAACCGGTGATGGAGTATTAATTAAAGATTTGGAAACACTAGATATTAGCTTGAATTCTAATATTGAACAGTACACAACACTTGGCGAAAAGTTTGAGCGAGCGGTTAAAACAGGGATGGCAATGGAGTTAGGTTTAGATGGGAAATACAATGATTCAGATGAAGGGCAAAATAAATTACGTGAAACATGGGACAAAGTTGGAGCTTCAGCGGAAAAAACTATTATTGTGAAACTACCATCGGGTGCTAAATATGAAATCACTGGTCCAATCGGTATTAATGATTTTGGTGGTGGTGGCGCAAACGATATCGGTTCATTTTCTGCAACATTAAATTCTAATGGCGCACCAGTTTTTACGCCGGCGCTTACCATTGAGCCAACAAGCGTAACGGTAGATAGCGCCTCTAAAACAGTAAAAGTAGGAGAAACTGTTAATATCACAGCAGGCGTATTGCCATCAGGCGCTCCGCAAACTGTTACTTTCACTTCATCCGATGAAACAAAAGCAACAGTAGCTAGTGATGGCACTGTTACAGGTGTTGAAACAACGACAACAGCAATTAAAGTAACAGTTGCATCAACAGTAAAACCATCGGTTAAAAATGAAGTTTCTGTTTCTGTAACACCTGCCTAATAAACAAAATATGAAGCCCTCCAAGTGAGGGCTTTTACTAATTTGGAGGACAAAAATGAAATCATTTAATTTTAACGAGAATGAAGTAAAACTTCCTTTGGAAATTAACGGAAAAATGTATTATGCGGATATATCGGCACAAGCACACATTAAGTACAGTGCGCTTTTGGATGAAGCCCCAAAAATTTTAGGACAAGTTCTTGCGCCTAAATTGAAGGGCGACGAAAGCGATAGAGAGCATACAACGCCGGATAGCGAAAACATGCATGAATTGTTAATGACTATCACAGATGGGATTGTAGCAACGAATGATGATATTTTTGCTATTTTTTTCAGTAAAGAAGACAGAGAAGAAATCAATTCTAAAACATTACCAACCAAAGTCTACGAGGACCTTATCGAATACATTATAGCTAAATTATTTGAAAGTGATATGGGTGAGGAAAGCGACGAGGGGAAGCAACAGGAAAACAATATTACGGAATAGTTGAAGACTTTGATTTAATCGAGTCTTCTTTTTTGTCTTATTACGGCATCAGATTGCGTAAAGAATTGTCAAATATGACTTTTTCGGAGTTCCGGACATATCTAATGAATTTAGGTGGTGACACGCCATTTATGACAACTCTTGAAATTCGAATGACTGAACGAAGCAAAGTGCCAAAACATTTGCTGAAAGAAAAAATAAAGCAAAATCGAATCATGTTAAAGCGAGGATATTTTGAGGGTGTTGCTTCTAATGAAGAAGGATTGGAAAAGGCTTTGAGAGCTAACAGCAAGCTGAAAGAGGGGTGAAAATATGAGTAAAGCGGGAGAAATTTATTACGATATAGAAATACGCGAAAATGGCTATAAAAGCCAGATGAACAAAATCGATAAGGATATGGATAATTTTGCGAAGAAAGGGCAAAAAGCATCTGACAATATCGACAAAATCAATAAGAAAAACATTAATGTTAAAGGTCTAGATTCATCTGTCGTCAAAGTTGAACAATTCGGGAATATGCTTGAAAAATCTGCTCAAAAGTTAAAAAAAGCTGGAACTGCGATGACCGTTGGATTTACGGCGCCAATTGTAGCAGGAATGATTAAATCAACTAAAGCATATCTGGATTTTGATAATGAAGTGACAGAAGTTAACTCTTTATTGCGCGAATCTGGTGAATCAGCGAAAGAGTTTGGCGATCGTTATACACAAGTCTTTGATTATGCACAGAAAGCTAGTGTTAAGTATGGGGTAGCTTCTGAACAAACTATGCTCGGTATGAAAGAAATGGTTAAAAAAGGCTACGATATTAATCAAACAATGGCGTCTATGCCTGCGATTTTTAATGCTGCTCGTGCATCTGGCGATGATTTCGAAACAGTAATGTCTGTTACAACATCAACATTAGAACAATTTGGAATGATTTCTAAAGACACAAATAAGCAGATGGAATACACAAACAAAGTTGCTGACGTGCTAACCTACGTAGCTGATAAAACAGCGGCTGGATTCTCTGATATGGGAACAGCAATGAACTATGTCGGTCCTATTTCGCATTCGCTAGGATATTCACTTACAGATACAGCAGCAGCTGTTGGTTTGCTTTCTAACCGCGGCATTGAAGGGCAAAAGGCTGGTACTGGTTTACGTGGGATGCTTACAAGTTTACTTAAACCTTCAAAATCAGCTGCAGAAGCAATGGCGGCAGTTGGGTTAAAAATTGAAGATAACAACGGCAACATGAAAACTTTGCCAACTTTGCTGGATGATATTAATGATAAAACAAAAAAAATGACGAGAACACAGAAAAACTCTTTCTTAACAATGATTTTCGGACGTGAACCTCTATCGGCTGTTAATACGCTTTTAGAAGCGGGAGGCGATTCTCTACGTAAATATTCTAAGGGCGCTGATGAGGCAAACGGATACACTAAGCAAGTCGCTGATAATATGCGAAAAGCTGGTAAATTTGGTGTGGATCAATTCAAAGCTTCACTCGAAGTATTAGAACAGAATGTAGGGCAAAAATTAATGCCAGCTCTTACTCCTATTATTGAATGGGCTAATAAGATGATTGATAAGTTCAACGACTTATCAGGAGAACAACAACAAAATATCATAAAATGGGCTGGGATTATAGCAGCAACTGGCCCTGTGCTGATGATTGGCGAGAAACTAGTATCAATGACTGGTGGATTAATAAAAGGATTCGCGGGCTTAGGTAAGATTTTAGGTTTAGGGAGTAAATTAACTTCTTTGGCAGCTGGATTTGGTGCTACTACAACAGCGGTAGAAGGAACTAGTTTGGCTGCTGCTGGATTAGCAGGATCGTTTGGAGCATTGCCAGCTGTCATTGGTTTAGCTGGTGCGGCTTTACTTGGTGCAGGAATCTATGCGCTAGATAAACATATAAGTAAAATTGAAGAGAGTAAAGAACGTGTGAAAACATGGGGTTATGATATTGGCGCCGAGGCAGATAAGTCTATGGGGAAATTCAATGATTTTGCATCAGAGGGTAAGCTTGCACTAGATACCTTTGCATCAGGTGCGACAGATGACAGCGAGCGTGTAGTAACTGCATTTAAAAATATGGCAGATGAAATAAAGAAAAACACAGACGATGCGCTAGGGGATTTTGAAAAACACTATCAAGATTATTCTGCGGGAGTTCAAGCTATAGTTAATACAGATAAAAAAGAATCAGAAAAAGCAGCCAAAGAAAGAAAAGACAATGTTGATTCGCAATATAAAGAAATAGAAAAGATTTATCAATCTGCCGCGGATGGTCATCGTAATCTCACTGCAGAAGAATCAAAAACTGTCAACAACATTTATAAAGCGATGCAGATTGAACAAATTGAAAGTTTAGGCTTAAACAACAAAAAGAAAACACAGCTGATAAAAGCGATGAATGGTGAAACTCTAGGGTTGTCTAAAAAGGCTCTGGGAGAACAATCTACTTTATTGTGGGAAGAAACAACCAAAGCAGCTAAGGTATATCAAGATAATGCTAAAAATTTAAAAAAAGATTTAGATAAAGATCAAATAGATCAAAAAACTTATACAGAGGCTATTAAACAAAACGAAAGAGAAAAGACAGCTGCTGTAAGAGCTTCTACCACAGCTTGGATAAGGACTCAAAGAGATTATTATAAAGCAATTGGCTCAAGTAGTGAGGTAGCAGAACAAAATATTAAATCAGCACTAGAGGAAATGGGTTTAAGTTATGACGAATTCACTCGTAATGTACAAGAAGCTGCAGGCGAGGTTAATGATGCTAGTAAGTTAATTGGTGATGGCGCAAGTAAAGCGGATTTAGCTTGGAGCGATTTAGTTTTAGACCCTAAAACTGGGGAAGTAAAAACAAATTTAAATCAAGTTGTTTTAGATGCCGCCAAGTCTAACGATGGTTGGAATAATCTGAAATTCATCATGAAAGAAGCAAAATTAACCACAGATGCTAAGAAAACAATTGCAACTGCAACTATTGAAAGTGGTCGTTGGGATAAGATGACTTTCAACGAAAAGAAATTAATTGTCAGTTACGAGGACTCTATACATGTAGCTAACGCGTTGTCAGATTTAGGTATTTGGGATAAGCTAAAACCCGAACAAAAAAGTATGATTGCGAATGCAGATACTAGTCTGGCGTTACAAAAAGCTCTGCAAGACATGGGAGTTTGGGACAACTTACCTCCATCAATGAAAACTTTAGTAGTTGATAATTCTGATGTAATAAAGAAAATGAATTCTTCTAAAGGGATGTTAGTTAGCTATAACGGAACGAACGTAGATTTAAAGACGCTTTTAGCAAATAACTATGATGTTAGGAATAAAATTCAGAGTGGTAAAGATGTTATTGTTCAATATAACGGACAAAAGGTGAATCTTAAAAACCTTTTTGCAAACAACAGAGACCTATTATCAAAAATAGATAGAGGTAGTAGAACAGTCGACGACTATAACAACATAGCTGTCCATAGAAAAGATTTAGTTATTAATTCCAACGCAGAGGATACTAAAAACGCTATTGACAATGCTATAAACTCGTGGCGTGATATGCTCAACATGAAAAATCAAAAAGTAATTTCTATTGCATACAAAACGAGTGGTAAAAGTCCAAGCGGAATTCAAGAGGTAGGTTATGCAACTGGGACAAATAACCACAAAGGCGGACCTGCATTAGTTAACGATGCCAATGGAAGCAACTATGAAGAAATGATTACCACCCCGGATGGGAATAGTTTTGTTCCTAAAGGTCGTAACGTTCTTCTTAATCTACCACGAGGTACCGAAGTGCTACGAGGGGATAAAACAGCTAAAGCTTTGAGTAATGTACCTCATTATGCCAAAGGTACTAAAACAAGCTATGCGAAAAATGTAAGTAATAAAATATCAAATGTGCAAGTAGATTATAAAACAGGCGCAATTAGCGCACAATCGTACATTAATAAATTAAAACAAATTAATAAGCAATATCGCTTAAATGCAGCACAAACAAGACAAATCAAATTAAATATTGCTGGAGCAAACAAAGAAATTAATACACAAAAAACTAAACTAAATAAATCAATAAAAAGTAGCACACAAAAATATTATGATAATGTTGCTAAAATAAATAAAACGGCTAAGGATTCTATTAATGAAGCGAAAAAGACATATAAGGATGCTCTTAAATCAAATCAAGAAGCCGCATATAATCAGACTGGACTATTTGATGCCGCTGTTACAGAGAAGTCAAGTGGTAGCGAATTAACAAAAAACCTTAAATCACAAACAGCCCAACAAAAAGATTTTATGTCGCAACTTGATAAAATGAAAAAACGCGGTGTTAGTAAAGGTCTTATAGACGAGATACGCAACATGGGTGTAAGCGCAACAGGACAAGCTAAAGCAATTGCGGGCATGTCTGATACACAATTGAAACAATATCAAGCTGAGTGGAGTAAAAAACATGCTAATGCAAATAAGCTGGGCTTAGACGCTTCTGCAAATGATAAAGTGGCGATGGATAAAGCTGTCAAGGCGGCGAACGATAAAGCTAAAAAAGATTTGGCAAATGCGAACGCCTCTTGGCTGAAAGAACTCGATAAAGCAAAAGAATATCGCACTGCTGGCTCTAAACTTGGTGTACAGACCGTAGCGGGGATTATTCAAGGGTTCAAGCAAATGAACGGTCCACTAGAGAAACAAGCGGATCAACTAGCTAAAACAATTGAATCGACAATCAAGAAAAGACTGAAAATCCACTCGCCTTCTCGGCTAATGAGCGATGAAGTTGGTGAACAAGTGCCAGCGGGAATTGGAGTCGGAATGCTTAAGAATCTAAATACTATAGATTTGGCGGCTCATAAAATGCAAAAACATTTAACAAGTCTATCACCTGCTATTTCAGTCCCAGTTACCCCGAACACAAAAGAAATTACGGCTTACTCAGGGGCTTCTATAGCAACGCAAGGAAGCGGAAACCCAGTTACAGTACAACCAATTCAAATTGTTAATAAAACAATGTTAGAGGGGCGTATAGTGGCGGAGGAAACGGTAGATTTTATAACAGAAATTCAAAACAACCGTATTATTAGAACTAATCGAGCACAAGGGGTGATTTTATGAGCTTAGGATTCACATATAAAGGTATTCATTCATTTGATAAGCATGTGGAAATAATTGACATTAAACCACCATTGTTCCCACAAAACGAAGGTAATACGGAAAGCGTCAGTGGTCGTATTGGCGCTTTTTATTTTGGACCAAATGTTGGTCAACGAGGGATACAATTAGAAATACAAATTATTGGAGATAGCCTTAAAGAATTGAGCGAGAGGGCTACATCTGTCGCTGATTGGTTGATGCAGGTAGATGCAGAAGAACGCTCTTTGGTAATTGATGATGCGCCTGAAAAGACGTATTATGGTCGATTTGAAGGATCTACAGACTTAGATAGGCTTTTATATAACGGACGGGCAACGCTGAATTTTGTTTGTTCAGACCCATATATTTATTATGAACAAGAAGAATTTGAGCTAACTAGCGAAAGTAACAAATTACCAGTGCACGGTTCACAACCTACAAGTCCTGTAATTGGAGCAGTTATAAAACAGGATGTCACTTATATCGCTGTATCAAATAAAGAAGATTACTTATACATTGGCGAAGGAGTTGATCCAGATTCTGGAGAAACTCCTGTTAAACCATCGGAAATAATTTTAAACGATCCAATGAATGTATTAGCTACATGGACACCTATGCAACAGTCAGATTTGACATTTCAATTAGACGCAAATAACGGGATTATTGATGGGAGTTTCACTTCAACCGCAAATGTATTCCGAGCATCTGATTATGGTGTTGGAGCACAGTGGCATGGACCAATGAGTAAAGTAGTTCTTCCCCAAGCGCAGGATAACTGGCGTGTAAGAATGCGCCTTCAAAACATAGCGTCGGCACAAAAGCAACAAGGTAAATTAGAAGTGTATCTTGTTGATGAAAAAGGAGCAAAAATTGCAACGTTTCAAATAAAAGATAATGCCGCAAATACCGAAGTTAATATTGTTAAAATATCTATTGGCGATCAAAATGTTGCTAATTATCCTGAAAAAGATTTGTTTAATGAGGCTGGGAAAGTTACTAAAACATACAAAACAGTATCAACCAGAAAAAAAGTTAACGGAAAATATAAAACAGTGACAGAGAAGGTGCAAACAGGTGCATATAATGAATACAGAGATTTTTATGGTTACTTTATTTTAACTAAAATAGGGAATCAATTTACCGCTGAAATTATCAAACTAGATAGTAATATAAAGCCTGTCTGGACGAAGAAAAAGGTATTTGTAGATACCGCTAATAAATACACAAAAAAATTAGCTCAATTAAATATATACGCTGCGGCATCAGGCACACATGACCATAACCGCGATTTGTTTTTCACAGATACACTTGTTGAAAAATTAAATATTGTTGCAAACACCGCTCCGCAAGTTATAGCGCATGCATCTGACGAATTAATGTTTGATTTTGAAACAGAAACAATTTATAAAAATGGCATTCCTTTTATGCAGAATCTAGCGATAGGAAGTCATTTTTTTAAGTTATTTGGCGGTACAACAGAAGTATTAAATGTATCTCCGTTTGAAGCGGCAGATTGGACAGTATATGTTAGGCCAAGAACTTTTTAAAGGAGTGTTTAAATGTTATTGATATTAGATGAAAATAAAGAAATTGTAAAATCTATATCCGTTGATTCAACAAATGGAACTCATTATTTTAATGATTCACACACCGAGAAAGTTATAGATTTTGATTCAACTTATGAGTTTTCTGTTTCGACAGATGACGAAAGTTCAAAATATTTAACAGGTGGAAATTATGTAATGCTTCAAGACTTAGACGATGATTCATTGTTATTCAAAATTATTGAAGTGCAAGACATCAGAGATGACAATAGTTCGAAACCTCAAAAAAGAATCTTTTGCGAAAATGTTTTTATCTTTGATTTGAATAATGTAATTGTGACAGATCGCGCTTTTTCCAATAGTAATATTGGTCCCGCTTTAACATATGTGCTTGGCGGGAGTGGATGGATTCCTCAAGATACAGAAAATGTAGGGGCAGTTGCAAATTTGGAGTTCTCAGGATATATAACAGCTCAAGAAGCTCTACACCAAATTTGTACTGCTTTTGATTGTGAAGTTAAATTTTATGTAAAAACATTTCAAGGGAGGATAGTTGGCTATTATTGTAAAGTCGCGAAACAGTTTGGGGATAATGAAGGTGTTCGAATTGAGAGCGGCACAGGCATTAAAGGAATAACGAGGAAAGTATTATTTACGAACATTAAGACCGCTCTTATACCTCTTGGCGCAACGCAAGCTGACGGGACACAATTAAACATTTCTTCTGTTAATGGAGGATTGAATTATATCTATAATGATGAAGCAAATGAGCAATACAATCCAAGCGGAACAGGTTACTTAATGACTAAGATTGTAAATGAAAATATAACAAATGCGGCAGCGTTGAAACAATGGGGTACTTTAGAACTTAGAAAGTTATCATCGCCATCATATCAATATGAAGCAAATATTTTAATGTTAGAACAAGTCTATGGTTTTGAAGCACATCGAATAAGAAAAGGCAGTTTTGTAAGAATTGTAGATTTAGAAATGAGTCCTCCAATTACAGTACAAGCAAGGGTTATTGAGTTAAATATTTGTTATAGCGATATGTCAAAAAGCACTTGTGTAGTTGGTGATTTTATTGATATTAATTCGGCTACACCTGCGATTATAAATCAATTGAGGGAAAACGCGAAAGTATCAACAAATGCTAATAAAGTTGCGTCAATCGCAAGTAATAAGGCTGAAACAGCACAGCAAATCGCTAGTAGTGCCGAAAGTGTAGCAAATGATGCAAATACAAATGCAACAGATGCAAAACAAGTAGCAAATGATGCTAAAGATTCCGCTGTCACAGCAATAGATACAGCTAATGACGCGTTAATGAAAGCTGGTGATAACAATAAACCTTTTTATGGTGAGCTACCGCCAGCTATTCCAAAGATAAACGATACATGGTTCAAGATAGATGAGGTTGAAAATACTATAACAGGTGTTTTTAAGTGGGATGGGATAATTTGGAAAGAAATACCTCTGGATTATAACGCTTTAAAAGTCGGGGAGTTATCAGCGATTACTGCGAAATTAGGTGATGTAGAGAGTGGGAGTATCACAGGTGCTGAATTTATTCACAATATTAATTATCGTGATGATGAAGGCAATTTGTTTACTGGGACGGTCACGATGAATGACGATGGCTTTAATGCTGCTACAGTACTGCCAACTGGTGCCGGCTCTACTATTTTAAAAAGTGATGTTACAACACTCGGTGGTGTGAAAGTAGCACAGCAACTGATGGATCATAATGTTTCCGGAGAACTAAAAGAGGCAATGCTACGCGGCGATTCGTTAGATTTTTCTAAGGATGGACAAACAACTTTATCTGTAAATGCAGATTCGTTTTATAACAC